GTGCCTCGGTCTCAGCCTTGGTTGCATCGTCGAAAACGCCGTCGACGATGATCTGACTGCTCGGATTGATGCCTACGAGGAAGTGTTCCCACGCCTTGACGTCATCCCCCGTCAGTCCTTTGTACAGTGTCCTCATCCCTGTAAGTACCCTTGACGATGGCGAGGATGGTGCGAGACGACACCACCCTGCACTTGGACGTCACCTCGTCGATCCTCCGCTTTGGGATGTCGTAGTGTGGGTACGCAGACGATGAATGGAACCAACACCGCTTGATGCCCAGTTCCTGAGCCATGCGGTGCAGGTTCTCAATGCTGTACGGCAGGCACACCAGGTGCCGAGCGTCGTCACAGACGTAGATCATCCGCTCTTCAGCGCGGCGATCGCGGAGTCGAGTTCCTTGTTCGCTGCGTCTGCATCGATGTACGCCTTGACGACCCGTTGCAGTGGCGCCGGCATGGCATCGAAGCTGACGTACTTCTCCGCGAGGTCAGGCGGGTTGCGCATGCGCTCGGCCATCGCCTGGAGGACCTGCCGAGAGGCGCTGATGTCTTCCCGGATCTCATCGAGCTCTCGCTCCTTGACGGCCTCCCGGCGCTCAACGTCTTCGACGGCTCCCGGCGTGCTGGTCGCATCGACAGCGGCTTGGATCAGGTGTTCGGACACCATGATGCCGGGCACCACTTCCACGAGAGGCTTGTCGCCCTTGACGGCCATGCTGTAGGGGTCAGGCGGCGTGGGTTTGTTGTTGCGAGCTTCGAGCACTTCTTGCCACTGCGGCTTGTTGTCATCTGCATTCATTGTCTTTGCTGCTTCCTTCTGAAGTCGGCGATGGCGCTCTTGATGGCGTCCTCGGCGAGGACCGAGCAGTGAATCTTGACAGGCGGAAGGTTGAGCTCTTCAACAATCTCGCTGTTCTTGATCGCTTCGGCCTCGTCCAAGGTCTTGCCCTTGATCCATTCGGTCGCCAGCGAGCTGGCGGCAATGGCGGAACCGCAACCGAAGGTCTTGAACTTGGCGTCCTCGATGAGGCCCGCCTCGTTGACCTTGATCTGCAGTCGCATCACATCACCACACGCCGGTGCTCCGACGAGGCCAGTACCCACCGATGGGTCGTCCTTGTCAAGCGTTCCCACATTCCGAGGATTCTCAGTGTGGTCGAGCACCTTGTCCGAGTAGGCCACGACGATTCTCCAGTGACCTAAATAGGCTCTCTCGCCAAAACGATGGGCTCACCGTTCAACGGACGGGCTGACTTCCACTGCGGGTTGGCGGCCAAGAACTCATCGACCGCGGCCTTGACGCCGTGCTTTTCGGTGTCCACCTTAGCCGTCGCCACCTTGTTGTCCTCGTAGCCGGGACGTTCCGCGTACCACAGGTCCTTGTCTGACCACCGTCCCTCGTAGTCATCGATGATGACGATGCTGTGGGGGTGACACAAGGCCTCCAACTGTAGGAGCTCCTGGGCGACGGTGTGATAGTTGTGGTCGCCGTCAATCAACAGAACGTCGAACTTGAAGCCCTGTGCCACGATCTTGGGCAGCAGCGTCAAGCTGTTCTCTTCCAACAGGAATGCCTGTTGCTTGGGCTGCAGGTCGAGGTTCGCCAGCATCAGCTTCACCTGCTCCTGGACCATGATGTCGACGCCCATGATGGTGAACTCTGGACGGACTCGAGCCAAGAAGGCGGTGAGTGTGAGGAACGTTACACCGCGGTCAACACCGACCTCCAAGATGGCAGGAGGGTGCGGAATCTTGGACAGGTGCTGCTTCAGCATGGGGATGTAGCCGTGGTACGCCATCTCGGTACTGTACTGCGCGTGACACGTTTGGACACTTCACGCGCATTTGAAATGAGCTTTCAGTATGTCAATCGCACGTGATCCATGGTAGAAAGGATCATGATGAATGCAACGCAGAACAGAAACTACGCTGACTTCGACCTTCCCACCTTCAACGCTGCCAAGGTGACCTGGGACAAGCGTTGGAAGCTCTGTGGTCACATCACTGAGGCGGACCTCGGTGGTGACTTCACCCACTACGCCCGTCGGATGTGGAATGATTCCGATGACATCGGTTTCAAGCTTCACTCGCCCAAGACCGGACGCACCATCCTCATGGTGATGACCGGTCGGTGTGAAGGCCCCGATGGCGTTCAGTCGTGGTTCTTCACTTCGCGCGAAGGCATCAGTCTCGCCGTACGCACCCCGAAGTTCAAACCCCTCTTCGGTTAATCAGCGTCGCTTCGCAATGCGCCGGCCCAGGGCTTCATTGATCTGGGCCGCGTTCACATTTGCCTGATCGAGTTTCGCCAGACAGGCGCCCGTCAACTGGATCGGGCCTTCAGCTGACACGTGAATATCACCGTTGGCGTCGATAGTGATCAGTGCGCCGTCAGACTCGATGCTGATGGCACCGTTGGGTTCGCTCTTCAAGTGGATGTTGCCGCTCTTCATGATCTCACCTTCCTGCCAACAGCGCTTGCACTGCCAGCTTGACACGTTCCTGGAGCTCCTGCGGCAGCGCCGACAGGAGGACGTACGTTTCGACTCGCTGCGTTGACTGTGGCACTCCGCCGACGAATGAATCGACGTTGGGGGTGACAGCGACGCGGAGCGCGAGCGGCGGGGGACCGACGCGTGATGCGGCGATGGGTTGGTAGAGATCGACCTTCTGCGGTTCAGTCACTTTGGCTCCTCGTCTTGCAACTCTTCGACCTTGAGCTCGTGGCCCTTGTAGAGGTAGAAGTCCTGCGTTTCGCCGGGTTTGATGTCAGTCGCCGGAGAGGTCGACCCGATGACGCTGACTCGCGCAGTGCGAACCTGGTCGTCGTTTTTGATGATCAAGCGCATCGTCATGTTGATCAGCCTTTCAGGACCTGCTTGCCTTCGTTCAACGCCTGGTTGGCCGTCTCGAGGCGCTGGTTGAGCTCGCCGAGGTAGGTCTCCAGGTCGGAGGCATCTTGTCCGCTGGCCTTGCGAGTGGCGATGGCAGCGCGGGTGTTGTGAATCTGTTCGAGAAGCTTTTCAGTTGAAGCTGACATGAGTTCATCCTATCCAATCTGGGCACCGGTGATTACGCCGTTGGCGACGACGAGGCCCAGGCGATCAGTGACGAATTCCTTGTCAGTGTCGAGGACGGTGCCGTCGACCGACAGCAACTGAACCTTGAGCCCAGCGTCCTTGATCTGCTTCAACGCCTCGTCGAGTTTCATCCCAGGCAGGGACTTGACGAGTTCCTTGGCTTTCGCACGCCGTTGGGCCAGAATGGCACCGTACATGCCCCACATGATGACTCTAAGTATACTACGGCGCCAGAAGCACGGTCAACGTCTCCTTCTTGCCGGGAACATTGACGTAACCGCCGTAGCTCTGTCGCATCACTTCGCCTGTCTCCATGTTGAGGTAGACGTGCACGTGACACGGTCGCTTGCCGTTGCCGTCGTAGTAGGTGTCTGGAAAGCTTGCCAGCACCAGCACTACTGAGTCATCGTCGATGCCAAACCGAGCGATGCAGCCAGGCGGCACTTCGTCGACATTGTAGCGCGGTTCACCCACGCCATTGGTTCCGACGGACTTCATCCGATCCAAGCAGCCTTGACAAGGCCGTTGATGACGTTGACATTGATGCGGAGATCGTCCTTTTTCTCGGTGGGCTCTGCCGCTGAGATTCCATCCATCTTCGCTACGCGGAGACGGTAACCTGCTGACCTCACCTTGACGAACGCCATTGCTAGCATCGTCCCCTTGATGTCATCGATCACCCTAGCTCCAAGACCATTACCTTTGCAACGTTTGCCGTTGCTATTTCTGTACTCTTTCAAAACCGAACTCAACTGATGTGCACGCGGTGCGTGCGTTGGTGGAGGCGCCGGGAATCGAACCCGGGTCCGCAACACCTCTTCCTGCCACTTCATCCACAGGCTTGTCCCGTCTAGTTGCTCGACCTCAGGGAGGGTCTAGTGACGCGAAGCTTAGCGACCTGGTCACCAAGTCGGCCCTACGTTTTACGTCCAGAGCGTTGACGTTGTCCCAGTTACCGTCTGGTTCACCGACGTTTTCCCGGCTTCTGTTTCTAGGTGCCGAGAACCCCATTCCTCAGGCCGCGAGGGCGAGAGGAGCGATGCCGTTGTCGTTGGCGTCTGTACGTCACTTGGGTTTTTGAACCGGTCCCTCATGCACCGGTGCCTGCAGCGTCAAGCTTCAGTACCACGTCGAAGCCTTGTCGCCCCCAAGTTGGTCTTGGGTATCGCTAGGATGTCAAAGAGCCAGAGTGTAAGTACCCCACCCGAAGGTGGAAGTACACACTTACCTTCGTCCGCGATGCTTGCCGGGCTTTGGCATGTTGGGCGGAGGCGGTTGCTTGCGTGGATACTCGCGCAGCGGTTCCTCATCGTCGTCGGCCGACAGGATGTCAGGCTTCGGAATGAAGGTGTTGGGATCACGGACCGCCGCCTTCAGCGATTCGTTCTTCTCAGCCAGCTGGTCGATCTTGGCCTGTTCATGCTGGAAGAAGGCATCCAGCGGGTCCTGCGCCTTGTTGGTCAAGGCGGCCAGGACACAGGCTTTGATGCGATTGTAGACCTGCCGGAGTTGGACGTCGTCGCCGTCCTCCTTGCGGTCGTCGCCTCCCTCAAAGCGCTGGTACAAGACGTTGTAGAGCGCCAGGAGTTCCTTTGCGTTGATGTTGAGCTTCATACGACTTCACACAGCTCGCCCACTGGCAGTACCTGGGCCCAGCCCTTCGGGAACTTCTTGACGGTGTACACCTTCCACTCGAGGTCGTCCCCGTGACCGACGTGGAGCTCCTTGGCAAAACGCTTGACGAACCTCACTCGCTCGTGTGCATCGCCGTTCTGCTCGATGAGGTCAGCCTCGCCGTCAGCACGTGACTCGAACTCGATGGTCAGGTCCTTGTCGTCTTCGTCCGTCACTCGGACGGCGGTGAGGTCGTGGAGGTCGTCAGCGCTGACGGTGTCGTCGACTTCTGGATCTTCTGACTCTTCGTCATCCTCAGAATCCTCATCTTCTTCGCCGTCATCCTCGCTCTCATCGTCCTCTTCGTCTTCTTCGTCTGAATCCTCTTCCTCTTCTCCGAGGTCGTCCTCATCTTCCTCATCTTCATCCTCCACGTCTTCGATGTCTGCTTCATCAACCGTCTCGTAGTCATCGTCGGCCGCTTCCTCGTCGACCAACGAATCCTCGAGCTGTTCGCGGAGGTTCGTCACGTCTTCTACGACCTTGGGGGTCGAGTAGTCGTCGTGATGAGCCGTGAGGATTTCGTAGTGAGTGAGGACCTTGATGAGGTCGAGCGTCTGGCGCTTGTCAAGCTTCATGTGTTTCACCTGTGAAAAGTAGAAGGGGCCGGAGCCCCATGGGAGTCCGACCCCGATCGTACTCACTCATGTGAGTGGATGCTCAGGTAGTACGCGACTTCCGCGCTGCACCGTAGTGCTTGCGCAGCAACCGGTACAACGTCCTCGCTTCGCGACCGTCGAGGCGCACGTTGCCCTCGAAGCCGGGGAAGTCGATGAAGAGGTTGGTGCTGTCGTTGCGCTCATCGGTGCTGATCGCCATGAGGACAGTGCCCTCGTCGCGACGCTGGGTCTCCGTCCGGAGCTTGCCGGTGCGGTCGATGCGGGAGTTGATCCGCGCGTTCTTGTTCGTGGCCGGGTAGTCGAAGTAGTTCATGTTGTCTCCAAGTTTCGGCTGTTCTGTGCCGTACTTGGAGACTGTACACGCGACACGGTAACGTGTACAAGCGTGGTGTTCAACTGCGCAGATCAGACGCGCGAGGCCATCTTCCGGTACGGATTGCTGACAGGTCGACCCCACTCATCCTCATCGAACTCATCGCCCAACTTCGGAAAGTAGCCCTTGGCCTTGCTACCTGGAACGACATCGTTGAGGCTGAAGACCATCGTCCCAGACTCACCTTGACCTGCCTCGATCTCACCGACGAAGCCTGGGCCCGTGAACTTGCCGGGTGCCCGCGGGTCCGGTTCGCCCGCCGCGTCATTGACGTTGTCGACCAATTCGATGACCCGCACGCTCAGCGTTCCGATCTCATCGAGGTCCACGTCGACGACGTCTCCCACCTCAAGCGTGTTCATCTCATCATCGAGAGCCTCTCGAATCAGCTTCTTCAGCTCTCCCACACGGATGCGCATGACGGTGACCTCTCCTTCTAAGTATTCCCTCAAGGCGGCCATTGGCAACCTCACCCACTGCCCAAAAGTTTTTCTGTGGGCAACGTGGGAGCCACCCTCAGGGGCCTTAAACGGCGAAGGCCCGCATTCGCGGGCCCTCAAACCTTTGCCTTTCAGCCTTCAGTCACGAACATCAGATGATGTTCATGTCGAGCACGGTGACCGTGCCGTAGAAGTCGCTGCGGACCATCTTCTTGCCGTAGCGGGTCATGACACCCTTCCGCGGCGTGAAGTCTTCCGGAGCGAAGATCGTCGGGGTGACGATCAGCGGAACGTACGGGGCGTAGACGTAGCCGGTCTCGAGGTAGCTACCGCCCTTGTAGCCGACCAGGATCCTGTTCCTCGGGAAGTACGGGTCCTTGTAGACCGTGAACCGGTTGGACAGGGTGCCGATTGCCTCCGCACCGATGGTGAACGGAGAACCGACCTGACCCTCACCGTCGATGGTGAACTTCGGCTTGTACAGCACGGAGCTCTCCAGGATGGTGCTGACGTCCGGGCTGGTGACCATGAAGTTGGCCGAGCCGCGGAGGGTCTTGCGGTGGATGGTGTTGGCGCAATCGATGATGGTCTCGACCAAGGTCTCGTACCACTCACGGACAGTGCCGGTGAACTGCGGACCGATTGCCAGGCTGGAGGCCAGCGACTGTGCGGCGCCGGTCAGCTTGTTGACGAACCTGCCCGGGGCGCGGCTCCAGTACATCACTGCACCGTTGGCCTGCGTCACGAGGTCGTTCAGGATCTCGCGGTCGATCTCGAGAGCAATCTGCTCCGAGAGGATGCTCGTCAGCTCGACCTCTGCGTCCATCGAGTGGTACGCGTTGAGGTCCTGTGCGAGCTCCGGCGACCAGCGAGCACGAAGCTTGCGGGTCGTTGCCGTGATGGCGATCGACTCGATCTTGATGTCGATTTCCGGAATCGGCGGGGCCGGGGTCGTGTTGAAGTCCGACTCGAAGGACGGAACCGTCAGGGTTGCGCCGACGCTGTCACCAGCGACCAGTGCATCCGAGATGGCCATCGAGAGGCGGGTCGTCGCACCGAGGACCGGGACGGAGCCGCCGTTGGACAGGCGGAGGACCACCTGGACGTGCGTACCGTTGAGCGGTGCCGGGGTGAAGACCGAGCCGGTCCAGTTGCCGCGCTTGTTGAGGCGGCGGAGGTTCATGACGCCCTGACCAGACTGGTAGGTCTCGCCCCACTGAACCGCGCCGTTCGTGGTTGCGAAGCCGAAGACCGCGATCTGCTCGACGGCGAGGAAGTCGCCCTTCGGGATCAGGGTCGTGATCTGCGCCACCGACAGGTGAGCGAAGGTCACATCCAGGAGGTTGAGGCCGAGGTCCACTTCGACCTGCGGGTCGAACTGCAGCATCCTGGCGTTGGTGCCCGTGAAGTCGTTCGTCGAAGCGACGACGCCACCAGCAACCCATGCCTCAGCTGCGCCGGTCCAGGCACCGACATCGCCGGTCGTACCGGAGACGCCCATCGTGCCCGAGTGCACCTTGGTGTAGCCCACGTTGACGAGGTCGTACATGCCGCCCGTCGCCAAGGAGCCAGACTGGATGCCCTTGCCAGCCGGGTTGTTGTAGATCGACTGACCACGAGCGTAGGTCTCGTTGGTGCCGTTGTCCTGCTGGGTCGTACCCACGTTGCTGCCGTAGGTGTAATCCAGATAGAAGATCAGGCCTGAGGGGAGCGACATCGGCTGGATCGAGACGAGCTCGTTCGCAACCAAGCCACCGAACACCCGGCGGACGATCGGGAAGGCGATGTTCGAGAAGCCCTGGATCTGACCCGAGGAGGTGACAGCGCCACCGCCCGTGGACAGAGAGTTGGACTCCTTGAGGACCTGTGCCGCCTGGTTCTCCAGGAGCTGGGCCATCGTCTCGCGCTTGTAGCCGTCCAGGCCGCGAAGCAAGCCGGTACGGCTCCACTTCTCGACGAGGCGAGCACGCTCTGCGCCGACGTGCTTCTCCTTGATGCCCTGTGCGAGCTGGTCGAGGGTAAAGAACTTCATTGTGTCTCCTGTGTGTCTTTCAGTTGGGGATCTTGTTCAATCACACCGTCACTTGACGATGCCTGCGAGCTTTGCCCACCGCTCGGACTCGAAACCCTCGTTGAGGGTCTGCGTTGAAGCCGGACGGGTTGCCCTGGACGCTGAGCCGAGAACCTTGCGGTCCTTGTTCTCATTGACCTGAGCCGAGCCGCCTGCCACCTTGGTGAGCGACTCGTATACGAGCTTGGCCTCGTTCACCGTCTTCGCCGCTTCGAGCTGTTCGATGGCACGCGACTTTTGCTTCGCGGACAGCGACTCGTTCTGGAGCAGCTTGTTGGTAAAGAGGAGCTTCGCGTTGAACAGATTCGTTTCTGCCAACTTCTTGCGGAGGAGAGATACGGCCTGAGTCTCCGCGGGCCGTGCGGCTGCGCCATTCTTGGTGCTGCCATTTGAAGCCTTGGCTTCCGCCATCAGCTTCGAAATCTTCTTGGAACGGTCAAGCGACTCGTTGAAACGCTTCGCGACCTCGGCATACTCCTTCTGCAGAGCAGCCATCTTCCGGGAATCCTTTGCCGAGCGAGCAGCTTCCTTCTTCAGGGCTGCGGCGCGGGCCTTGGCACGCTCTTGGATCCGCTTCTCGAAAGCGGCCCGGCGTGACAGTGACTCAGCGGCGACGGAGTGAGAGTTCGCTGCGTCAGCACCGTGCTCCTCTTCCTTGCGCTTGAGGCCGAGCTGAGTGAGGTCACCCTCATCCATCTTCTCCTCATCATCATCGCCTTCATCGACCTGGTCGAGCTCGTCCATCTGGTCGCCTTCGTCCATGTCGTCAGCCTCACCCAACGGCAGCGCCGCGGGAGCATCAGACTGGTCAGCGATCTCCTGGTCAAGGGGTTCACCCTGGTCCGAGCCACCACCGAAGTCGTCCATGGCCTTCGCATCGACGCCGTTGCCAGCATTCGACGGAACTGCCTCTTCGCGGAGCTTCCGCATCCGGGCGATTTCCCGACGCAGCATGCCCTCATCGATTTCGACGATCGTGTCGTCGCTCAGTGCACGAGATTCCATCTGTTCGCCTCCACCACCCTGGTCTCCACCGAGGTCCAAGTCGCCGAGGTCACCAGCGTCACCGCCCATGTCCTCGCCTCCCATGTCCTCACCGCCCTCTTCACCGGCTTCTTCCTCACCAGTGACCATGTCAACACCGACCGAATCGAGGTCGATGTCATCCGGCAGGCCGGTCAGCTTCAGCGTGACATCTGCCTCGTTCATCTGCTTCTTGGTCTGCTTCGACATCGTCTGCTCCTGGAGCCTGTTGAGTTCCTTGAAGAAAGTTTCGAGCTTGGTCTCGTATGAGCTCTTCTTTGCAAGGTCGGCAACCGATTCCTGCACGTACTCATACATATCTTCAACACGAGAAATCATCTTGGTGATTTGCGTGCGAAGACCGGCTGACTCACGGACCTTACGGTCAGCCTTCTTGATCTTGTTGATGGCCTCGCCGAGGTTCCCGAGCCTTCGCTCGAACTCCTTGACCACGCCGTTCCTGGTACCATTGAGCACCGGGGTCAGTGCCTCGATTGACTCGAGGCTGATCTCGTACTCATCACCCGGCAGCGGCGCAGGTTCACCAAACACCGGCGCAGCGACTGCGACGCCAGCAGGCTCGCAGGTCAGTGCATCCAGATCAAGAGTGACCTTGCCTTGTGCATCAGGCGGCGTGATTGCATCCGCCGGAGCGGCTGCATCAGGCGACGGGGCGACCAGGTCGGTCATCAGCTCACCGTCAATGGATGGAGCACCGGGGGCGGCGACATCATCGTCGTCGAGGTCGTCGCCGTGCTCACGCAGCAACTCCCTTTCGATCAGGTCGCGAATGCGAGGAGTAACGGCCTCCATGATGGCGCGCTTTGCATCAGCTTCCGCCACCTCTTTGACCTTCCTCACGTCCGCGAGGGCCTCTTCGTAGAGTTGCTTCGTCATCTACCGTTCTCCACGATCTCCGAGATTAAGTATCCGCCACTCCTGCAAGATTAGGAACGCTCACGAGTTGGCGCCGGAATCACCAAGCTTGGCGTCGGCACCGAGGATGTTGGCGGCCACGATCTTGGCATTGGTCGCCGTAGGCGACTTGGTGCCAGTGCCAGGAGCGCCAGGCACGTACGTCGGCTTGATGTCCTTGACGGCAATCTTCGGATCTGCATCCTTGCTCTTGCCATCGGTCTTGCCCGGACCAGGAGAGGTAATGTCGGGCATGTAGGCGTTCGCCGGATCACCAGCGTTCGTCCACTTGACATCCTTGCCTTCGGCGGTGTCAGGCGGCTGGACAGTCGCGGACTTGCCGCTGTAGTCCAAATCGACGCCGGCCGGGAAGTAACCGCCGTCACCGGCCTGGTGAGCGGGTGCAAGCACCTGCTTCGCCAGTTCCACGATTGCGGCGCGTGCGTCAGTCTCTTTGCCGACCAGATCTTGCACCAGCGGCTTCTGAGTTGCGTCGCCGCTGTGGAACAGCTTGTTGAGCAACGTGTTCTTGTCGCTCGCCGGCGGCGCGTACTGCGTGTACTTTCCCTTACCTGACATCGTTGTTGCCTTTCTTCAGTGCCAAAGAACTTCTCAGGCGACCTTGCCTGCGATCTTCTTCAACACACGCTGCCGGGTCTCACGGATCTTGGCGAGTCGCTTCGTCAGCCGACCCTCCTCGACCTTCAATGCCTTGGCGTAGTCGATGTGCTTCTCGAGCGCATCAGCATACTCATCAGCATCGGTCTCTTCCGTGTCCTTGGCCTTGTCTTCGGTGTCTTCCATCTCACCGAAGTTCTTCGAAACCTCTTCCTCAATGATCTGCTTGAGGAGCTGCGGCGTAAGCTTCATGGTCTTCATCTGTGCACCCTCTCCTGTGGTTGCTGAACACTAAATATGCAACTCGCCGAGATTACGCCGACTTCTTCGGCGTGGGCTCTGCGAAGGCAAGGTCGGCCCAGCGACCCGCCGTCTCCTCTCCGAAGACCTGCTCCGGAGTGCCGTGAAACTGTTCCTGTTGAACGAGACCGCCCCCGCCGGTCGAACCCGGCTCCGGCATCGCGTTGCTGTCGCCGACGGCCAACATGCTGGGCAGCGTCGTCCGCGCAGTGTCGGCAAAGATTGCCTCCATGATCGGGTTGCCACCAGCCTCTCGTTTCACCGCTTCCTTGAGGTGGTGAGTGGGAGTCCTCCCAGTCGTCACCGGCCTATCAAGCGATGGATCAAACGCCGGCTTGCGGCGGACGCTGCGCTGTTCACTGACGCCCGCGATGGGGCGCTGCGGCATCGTCGTCCTGATCGGTTGTCCCCCAGCGAGGCCCTCGTTCAGGATCTCCACCAGGCACTCCTTGACTAGGGCCTTGAGTTGGTCTCGAGAAATCTTCATGGCATATACCTGTTGGTCTTCATCCGTTGTGTGTCAAGTTTTTGAGGGCCAACCTGCGGGCCAAAGAGCCTACCTTGTCCACCATCAACGTCCCGGTGAGGTGGTCCATCTCGTGCTGAACGATGCGAGCCCACATCTTCTTGAACAGTCGCCGTTGTTCCTTTCCATCAACGTCAACGTAGTTGACCTGCACCGCCAGAGGACGTGGAATCTGCAGCCGGATTCCCGGCAGCGACAAGCAGCCTTCCTCACTCACCTCGAGTTCAGCCGACCGCCAAGCGATCACCGGGTTGATCAACGCCAGCAGCTCCGACGACTTTTCGCCGCCGGACGGGTCAACGAGGATCAATCGACGAGTCAGGTTGACTTGTGGTGCCGCTAGGCCCACGCCTTGGGCGACATACATCGCCTCTGCCATCTCAGCGACGAGCTGCTTCAGCTCGCCGTCAAAGGTCGTCACATCATCGCACGGCGTGCTCAACACCGGATTCGGGTACTCGACGACCTTCAGCATGCATCAGCCTACGCCTGTCCAACCAGGGCTACCGTCAGGCAAGGTGCCAGTCAGCAGCGGCATTGCGTTCTTGTCGATGTTCGTCAGACCAGCGCAGATGCTGATGGGAGGCGTGCCCGTTTCGCCCTGCAGCCACAGTTCTTTGACTCGAACTTCGAACGTCATCGACTGTCCGCCGTTGAGAATGTACTTGTTGCTGGTCGACACCACACCGGCACGGGTGAAACCCACGCTGATCGTGTTGGTCGCGGTCGTGTCCCGGTTGCTGACGATGATGAACCGGGTGACCTTCGGAAAATCGAATCGGACTGGCGAGCCCGCTGCCGGAGCAATCGACGACGTGACCCAAGGCAACGCCGACGACTGAAACTCCGCGGCGTAACCAATTCCCCCTTGCGGATTGTTCAGCATCTCATCACCTCTTGTAGGACAGGATGTCGTTCAGGACCCTGTCAATCCTGTCAGTTCGGTTGAAGAGAGAACGCAGGTCGCCTTCCTCGATGCGGCGGCCTTCAGGAATCATGAAGGCGCCGGGAGTCGAGGGCTCACTGACGTAGTCCCAGCAGATCAGTTGGAAGTCATCCTGGACAACGTAGTAGTCGCCCTGCTTGCGAGTCGAGCCGACGCCGCGTGAGCTGATGCCCAGCTTGACGCCTGATTCGACCAGGCCTTTGAGGATGGCGCCCGATGGCGTCTTGTCGAGGATCTCGACAGTGCCGAAGACAGTGCCGTTCTCGATGTAGGCCTCGCGCACCACGTGCGATGCATTCTTCAGGTTGACGACTGAGGAGTCCGGGTGATCGAGCTCGCCCAAGGCGCGGTTCTCGATGATGAACTTCTGGTAGTTCCTGACCTCGCGCTCGAGGACTGCCAGTGGGTAGATGCGGCCGTTCTGGTTGAGGGTGTCCGCCTTCTGCAGGATGCCCTTCATCAGGATCTTGCCGCCGTTCTTCTCCATCGACTCCTTGATCATCTCCGGCGTGTAGTCGAAGATCTCGTAGGAGTTGAGTAGCCTAAGGTCCTTCATGTCACTCATCGTTTGACTCCAGCTCTGAGCTCAGTTTGGTGTAGAGCATGAACCGCGTCACCGTCTCATCATCGACGGTCTCCAGGGTCTCGCTCAACAGCCGCTCGCGGGTCTCGACGAGCTTCTTGTTGATGTATTCGTTCTCCGCCTGGTCACGGCTGAACGTGTCAATCGATTCCAGCAGGCGGTCGCGGACTTCGACCAGCTTCTTCTTGATCGAGTCGGGGTCGTCGTTGGCAGCCGAGAAGGCATAGGCCCGAATCAACGACTTCTGTTCGTCGTTGAGGATGCCCGAGTACTTCTCGTTCAGCTTCTTCATCATCACCTTCATCAACAGGCGACCGGTGCCTGCTGACTCTTCCGGCATCGACGGATCGACTGGAGCCTGGCGCTCAGTCACCAGCCACTTGACCAACTGATCCTCGTACCGCGCCTGGCGCTCCAGGTCCCGGTTCGGATCACGCCAATCATTGAGCAGCGTCTGCACTGTGGCGTACATCCGGTACTCGTTGACCTGCTGGTCGTAGAAGTTGTCGTCCTTGATGACGTGGTTGATGTTCCTGATCAGGAGTGACTTCTGGCGATCGAGCTCCTTCGCATCGTATGCGCGAGCCGCAGCCTTCGCCTCCTGAAGGATGCCTGCCGCCACGGGTTCCGAGCTGACCTGCGTCTTGATCAACGAATTGATGAGACGGAATTCACGGTACAGTTCTGACCCGGGCTTGAAGTGCTTCTTCAGGATCTTCAACGCCTGTGAAGAGGTCTTTTGGTCCCCTTCAACGAGCGAGCGCGAGATGGTCCTGACGAGGAACTCATACAGGAGCCCCGTATTCCTCTTCTTGTTGTGACCCTTGCTGCTCATGTGTCTTCGCCCTCGTCTTCGTCGTCAATGATAAGTACTTCGTTCACGTCGGCAGGCGGCGCTTCCGCGGTTTCAGTCATTCCGGCGTCGATCTCGTCCTGGACGTCCTGGCCTTCCGTGATGACGCCTGACGCGGCACCTTCACGGTTGATGTTGAGAGCTTGAGTCATCCGCTTCAACGTAGAGTGTAGGTCAGGTGACATTCTCATCGGTCGAGACGCGACTGTCGCTTCGCCCATCGGATTGCTGACGACCGCCTTGATCCAGTCGTTGTCGAAGGGATCCTTCATCGACGGATTGTTGTTCGACGTCATCTTGGCGAAGTCAGGCATGTGGGTCTTGGACGCGCCGTGGGTCCGCTTGCGGCCTCGATTGTAGAGAGCCTTCTTCAGCTGCGGCTGCACTTTGACGGGATTGTCGCCGTCCTTCATCGACATCCTGAGGCCGAAGTCCTCATCATCGTTCTGGTCGTCCCCTGACGTCAGGAGCTCGACGTCCTGCTTCTCTTCTTCCTCGGGCTCCTCACCAGCATTCTCCTCAGGTGGAGTCTCGGTGGCCCCTCCGGCCTCCTCGCCGCCCCCAGTCTCCTCTTCACCGCCGCCGAATAGGTCTTCACCACCCCCACCGCCGGCTTCTCCACCGCCCTCTGCAGCGCCGGCCTCGATGGCGTTGTCGACCACCTTCTCCTTCATGCGCTGTTCGTTCATCTCATCGATCTGTTCCTTGCTCAGGCCCCAGATCTCGCTCTGAACGAACGCCTTGCTGCCCATACCTTCAGGCAGTGAACCGCCGATCTCGAACTTGGCTCGCCAAAGTTCCAGCTTCTGCTGCTGGGCAACCGTCGACGGATTGGACAGTCGCAGCGTGAAATTCTGCAGGTCCTCAGCGTCGTAGCCGTGGGCGTAGAGGTGAATGATGGCCAGCTTGTTGAGCTCGGCCAGGATCGTCTTCTGGATGACGTTGATGGTACGAGAGAACCTGATGTCCTCCTGCGCCAAAGTCGCCTTGCTGCTCAACAGCTCATCGTAGCCAAGGTAGGCACGAGGAATCTTGAGGGCGGCGAACAACTTCTTCTGGATGTAGGCGACGTCCTCGACGGCCGCCGTGTTCTGACCACCTGCTAGGGTGTCGATCTTGGTGCCAGTGTCACCACCGCGGACTGGGATGAAGTAGTCCTCATCGACTGACAGCGGGTTGTAACGCAGGTCAACGCGGCCCGTGGTCCGGTCAACGACCTGGCTCGTCCGAAGGTTCCTGCGCTGCTCCTCTACGTACATGGGCACGTTCTCGGGAGGAACGTTGGCAACGTCGATGTAGAAGACTCGACGCTCCGGAGCACGGACGACGCGGTACACTAGCATCGCGTCTTCGATCAAGATCAGCTGTCGCCAGATGCGGCGCGCCGGCTCGATGATCGAGGCACCGTACGGCAGGAACATGTCGTTGCCCAGGAGCCTGAAGTGGGTGACTTCCCAATTCTCAAGCGTCCTGTTGCCCAACGTCACCCAGCGATAGCGGACCGCGAACGGGTCGTCCCGGTCAAAGTTCTCCTCACGCTCGATCTCGTTGACCGGAATCGGGAAGGCATTGACGACGCCGTACTCAGGCGACACGTCATTGAAGAGGAAGAAGTCGCCGTATTTGCACAGGTTGCGGACCCACGAACGGAGCTGAAACTCTACGTTGAGGGTGTTGTAGAAGAGGTCTTCGAGGACCTCCTTGATCTTCTCGTTGTCCGAGTAGATGTGAAGGACCCGACCCTTGTCGTCCTGCGCGCAGGTCTCGTCGGCATAGATGTCCAGGGCCGCCGCGATCTCAGGAGTATATTCCATCTCCTGGAAGTCCTGATAGCGCATCAACCGTTCGGACAGGTTGTACGCATTGGAAGTGATCGTCGCGTATGTTGGCGACAGTGACTTCTGAAAGAGCAGCGTGCCCGACGACTTCGACTTGTCGGCCATCGCAATCGTAGTGTCGAGTCCACGGATCTTCCGTTTGACTACGGGTCCACTACGAAAAAGGCGCGTTAGACGCTGGAAAAGGCTGCGGGGTTCTCTTTTTGCCATGTGCTTGCCTCTCCATTCCGTCGAGGCTCTAGCGATTGTTTACTACGATGCGTTCTGATAAACCTCGTAGCTCACATCTCCTTGACGTACAAGGGGTCCGCGCTTGAGCCGCCGCAGTAGGTGCCATCAAAGAAATAGGCCTCCCACTCCATTCCATCGCTGACATCAGCGAACCTCAGGTCAACTTGTTCCGGGTCTTCGCTCTCGGTGGGAGCTCCTGACTTGTCGACCCAACCCACAAACGTGCACTCGACGCGATCGTTACCGACCGTGACGAGGTACGTGTTACCGACCTCGAGGTGCTCGAAGTTGGAGGCGTCGACCACCTCTTCAACCTCGCCAGTTGCCTCAGTCTTCAGTGACTTTTTTTTTGACTCGACCTGCTTGGCAGGCTTCAGCGACACCTTCTTAGGTTCTTGCTTCGGCTTCGAAACATAGGAACCCGGCGTGTTGACCATGTCCTCCAACGCCTTCTCAAGCGCCGAGACATGAGGAGTCACTGCGTTCATTGCTGCCGGCGGCGCCTTCTCCTTGAAGGTCTCGAGGGCCTCCAAGAACTTCGAAGCGGCCGTGCTGACAGCACTCATTGCCTTGTGGTCGATCTGCTCATTGACGGGACTCAACTCCTCGCGGACGATCCGTCGCAGGTCATTGATGCTGATCTTGGGAGCTTTCGTCGTCATCGGCCCTCTGGTAGCTGGTAAGTATCTTTCACTTGTAGAGCCAGCTGAAGTCACTGACGTCAGCGTGGCGGACCTGCGCGGGGTCGCGAGGTTTGTGAACGTTGTGGGGGTTGAAACCACGGATGTGGGGGTTGACCAGCGGCTGCACTGAGTTGACGCCACCCGGCATCTGATTGGAGTCTCGGCGCTGCACCCCAGTCGACGATAGCATGGCCATTGCCAATGCGGCGTTCTGCTGTGAGATGCCGTTGCCGCCTTCCACCAGCCAGGTGCCGATGGCCAAGCTCAAGATGAGGTCGTCAAAGGCGTCCTTCTGTGCTTGAGGCTTGTTGCCGTTCCAGATGAATGCTTGCATCTGATCATACAGGCGCTGCGAGTAGGTCTTCAGCTGCTTCGTCCGTAGCATCTCCTCGAGCTTGGCGAGGATCTGCGTCCGGGTCTTTTGGTTGGTTGGAAAGCCCGGCAGCTCGTTCTGCGGGTCCAACGGGATGTAGTTGAACGGATCAGAGTGACCGTGGTAGTACAGCTTCGGGTAGCCCCTCTTCCGGAGCTCGACGTTGGTGAAGTAACCGAAGGTGTTGTTCTCTGGCACCGCTAGGGCATTGTTGTACTTCTTACCCCACTCTTCCATCAACTCGGCGAGGTTCTCCGGGGGAGTCTTGCCCATGTACTCGACGACCACTTCCTTGTCTTCGGTGTCGATGATGTGGAAGGCAGAGAAGTCACGAGCGTCGCCACGGGCCACGTCAGCAGAAATGACATACGTCCGGCCAGGGATCGGATACGACCAAATCCAAATGTCGTGCTTCGCACCCGCCTTCTCGACGGGAGGCATGATCTGGACCCGCATGTCCTCGAGGTCGTTGGCCTGGAGGAACGTATCGCCTGATGAGATGAAGTCGCACAGGTACTCCTGCGCAATCTTTCTCTTGGGCAGGTTCTTCGTCTCCTTGTCGAACCACTCCTCATCATGGTCTGGGTGCTGGTACCACATGATGCGGATCGGGTTGAAGCCGTTTACACCCGCCTCAGCTTCCGTCCACAGCCTGTAGTACTGACCGCCGACGCCATTGGGCGTCGACAAGATGATGGCGCGACCACCCGTTGAGATGGTGGGTGACAGACCGGTCCAGATCTCGTCAAAGTCTCGAATGAAGGCGGCCTCGTCGACGATCAGGAGAGACAGAGCCTCTGAACGACCGGCGTCATCCGACGTAGGAACTGCCTTGATGGTGCTGCCGTTGTTGAAGCTGATCTGCTGCTTCGACGGCTCGAACTTGGGGAGGAGCAACCACTTGGGCAGGCTCTGCAAGATGACGAGGCACTTCTTGATGAAGTTCTGAGCCGTCGCCAGCTTGGTTGCGATGACGAGGATGTTCTTGTCCTTCTGGAAAATCGCCATCCACACCGCATAGGCGGCACAGACGGTCGACAGGCCCAACTGCCTCGACTTCAGGACGATGTTGAGGCGGTGTTCTAGGAAGGCCTTGACGCACTCATCCTGAAACTGGAACGTGTCAAACGGAATCGTGCCCCGGTCAACGGTCTGGATCTTCGCGTAGCTCTTCATGAAGTAGACGGGATCTTTCCCGCACTTCACGATCTCGCGGACCTGTTCCTCGCGACTGAGGGCTGCTGGCATCAGCCGATCTCGAAGACGGCCTTACGCCTGTAGTACGCAGTCCGTCGAGCATTGTGAACGTTGAGGTTGATGATCTCTAGTGAGTCGGAGGGCTCGCCCGCTTCCTTCACTGACAGAGCCGAACCGGTCAGGTCCTTGTAGTTGGCCTTGACCTTCTTCATCACCTCGCCAACGACCGAACCCGCCTCGCTCTCGTAGGCGCGCTTCATTTCGATCATCTGGCGCTCGGTGCCGAAATTGACGACGGCCGCGTAGGACACCAGGATCCTGTCGACGCCCTGCATCGTGATCTTCACCGAGTATGAAGCCGTCTTGGGGGTCGACGAACGACCCCAGGTCGTGTCGATTGCCTGTCCAAGGGCGTTGAAATCGATCTTTGAGTCTGCCATAACGTCGGAACTCCCCAACGTAATTATGGCTCCCCGGTGAGACTAGTCTACTTCAAACGTGAGAGCCAGTGGCATCCTGTCACGCTCCGCGGCCTGGATCTGTTCTGGCGTAGGTCTCCAGCCTTCTTTCCATGCAGCACGCCTCGGATGTGCCCACAGCAACGCACAGCGGTTGCAACACTCGCACTCTTGGTACGCAGCTTCATCCTCACGAGTGCGCATGGCAAAGTCGCAGACTGGACAGCACAGCGGCACGGGCGGTGGTGCCCCCTCGGGCACGATAGCAACGAATCCTTGCTCTTGCCTGAGCAGCCGCTCGCGGAGGTATGGTTTCCACTCAGCCACGCTGCACCCTCGACACAAGTTCTTTGATGACATCAAACAGGAACTTCGTTTCTTCCAGGTGATGCTCACGCAAAACGTTGAAGCACACCTCGTTGAAGTGACCGTCCTGATCGAACTTGTCGTAGTTGTCGGGTTCGGTGTAACCGTGGACCGCCATCCACTTCTTCGGATTGTCCACGCCGTGTTCCAGGAGCAGGTCCACCCTGTCAGCGATCGTCAGCGGCTTCTTCATTTCCCCTCGCGGTCTTCAGGTGGTACACGATCTTGCTGACGGCGCTAGTGCGTTCTGTCAGCGGTTCGGTCGCCAACGACATGGCTTGCCCATTGTACGGAGCATCGGGCTCGTTGACCAGCGCTACGTGGAACCCCTTGGCGACCAGCTTGTCGCGGTAGGCAAGCAGTTCAGCCTCATTTTCGACGTGAAGCAGTCGGATGACCGTTCGCTTGCTGATAGGTGCTGTCCGAACAGCTTCACCACAAGCGTGGCCGACGTTGACCATCTGCACGAACACGGGCAGGTCCTTGCGGACCAGGACGTACTGTGCCGGGGGTTTACCTTCCTCGATCGGTTCCATCACCAGAGTTGTACACCACTCGAGCGTCCTTCTCGTGCTTGGTGATCTCGAGGACTTGATCAGCTGCGTCTTTGACGCCGTCGACGTGGGTGATGACGATGATGGTGCGGAAGTAACGCTTCAGCGAGGACAAGAGCCGGTTGCACGCCTCAACGCCCGCATCATCCAACGCACCGAAGCCTTCATCGATGATGAATAGGTCGGTCTTGGGCAGCGTTGACACGTTGATGAGGGCCACTCGAATGGCAATGGACGAGATCATCTTCTCCATGCCTGAACCGAGCTCGATGATGCGACGGCTGTCACCGTAGTTGATGTAGACCTCCATCGAGTCGCTGTCGTCGTCCGGTTCGAGCTCGACGGTGAAGTCAACGATGCCGTGCAGGATCTTGGCGACCTCAGCATTGATGGTCGGTAGCTGCGATGACACGATGACGCTGGGAATGCCCTTCCGGTGGAAGGCATTGGCAACCAACTCATACGTCTTCATCTTCTGCAACACTTCTTCGCGCTGCGTCAGCTCACCGTGGTGCTTGTCCATGATGGTCCGCACACGACCGCGGTCCGTGGCCAGCTCCATCTTCTCCTTGTCGAGGCGACGAGTCGCGGCCTGTGCCTCATCGATCTCAGACCGTAGGGCAACCACTTCCGCGTTTTCCTCATTCTTGAGGGCCTCCTCGAGCTCCAGAAGACGGCTCCTCGCCGGCTCCAGGCTGGAGACTAGGGACTCGAGGTTTGACTCCAACTTGACGAGTTCGACATGCTTGGTCGACGTGGCGACCGACAACTTCGACGCCAGGTCTTGCAAACGCTCGATCTTGTTGACTCGGTCAGCCAAGTTCTCGGTCTTCAGAACGGTAAGCGCGTCCTCGGCCTTCTGCAGCGAGGCCAGCGCCTTCGTCACTCGGTCACGTTGACCATCCAACTTGCCCTTGTTGATGTGGGCATCCTTGATGAACTTGCAGGTCGGGAACGAGTCGCCACACGGCACCTCATCCAGAATCTTGAGCGAGCGCTCCTGTTGCTTCAGCGTTGTCGCTTCTTTTTCGTGAGCGTGACGCAAGGCAACGACTGACGACTCTAGCGTCTTGAAGGCATCCAAGCGTCGCTTCAAGTCGACGAGGTTGTTCTCCTTCAGGAGATCAGCGATGGTTCGCGACTTCTCCTCGTTCTTGGTGATCTCTTCCTTACCTTGATCGATCTGTCCCCGCAGGTCATCGACCTGACGAGTCAGTGAGGCCACACGCGACCGCTGACCATCGACCTGCGCCTTGGTCACCGGGGTGAAGTCCTGGTGACCTGCGAGGCGGCGGCGAAGCTGCTCCAACTTGTCCTGAAAGTCGACGAGCTGTTCGTCCTTTTCCTCAATCAAGCGATCGCACTCAGCGAGCCGGGCGGTGCACTGCTCGTCGAGCTTCTTCCAATCACGATCGGGCAAGGCCCGGAGCAACACCTTGGTCGCATTGACATCGTTGTTGGCCAGCGAATAGATGCGGTCACAGATGTCGAGATCGAGGAACCGTGACACCACCTGCCGGCGCTTGGTTGAACCCTGCGAGATGAACATCTTCACCTCATCCTGAGCTGACAACGACGTCAACAGGAAGTCTTCCGGATTGCCGATCAGCTTGCGGACGACCTTTTCAGTGTCCTTGCGGTCCTCACCTGCCAGGTCCTCAGCCTCACCCGACTCGTTGATCTTGAAGACATTGAGGTGGGTGCTGGCGTTGACGTGGCCCTTCTTGTTCTCGTTCTTGACGGTCTGCCGCTCGATGACGTAGTCGATGCCGTCAACGTTGATGATGGCCTTCGAGTAGCCGTACGGCTTCCTGGCGTTGATGACGTGGAGGTTCTTGATTGAGCCGCGGTCAGTGCTGTTGAACAGCGAGTACATGATGGTGCCGGGGATCGATGACTTGCCGGCACGGTTGGGACCGAAGATGCCCAAGACGCCGTTCATGGCGTCAAAGTTGATGACGTTGCCTTCGCCATAGGCGAACATGTTGTCAAATTGCAGGTGCCGCAGCGACCACTTGGTGTTTCGAACGATCTCTTCGCTCCCCGCGGCAACAGCAAGGTAGCCTTTGACCAGGTCGTGAATGACGGTCCAGTCTTCCTCCTCGAGGTTCGAGCCTTCACCGTAAAACTCACGGAGCAGCCGAACCAACGCATCGACGCTGCGAAGGTCCTCCTTCACGATGGAGACGCCACCTGTGTTGATGACGTTGCGAGCTACCTGGTCGTCAGTCTTGAAGGTGACCTCAGTCGCCAGCAGCTCCTGACGCAGGCTGGAAGCGAGGGCCAGCGCATCCTTCTGAGGCAACAGATCGTGATTGTAGACACGGAAGCGGGTGCCCAATGGGTAGGCTCGCGCTGAGGCAACTGTGCCTGCGACATCGCCCGTCCAGTCGATGGTGACGTAAGGCTTCGGATTGGGCAGCTCACAGAACTTGACGTCGAAGTTGTCGCGGTCCTGAATCTCCCAGTACAGGTACCCATGCGTCAACTCCTCAGCATAGTTTTGCTGCAGCGTCGAGCCCGGATAGCCGATCCACGGCTTCTTGGTTTTGATTCGGAGCTTCGCCATACTACGTCAACACTTCAAGCACCTCTGCGTTGGGGTGCTTTGAAAGCTCCTCTTCATCGATGATGAGTTCAACATCTCGATAGCCCAGAAACTGGGCGCGGTGGATGTCGCCCAGCAGACAGAAGTCATAGTCCTTGAAGAAGTCAACGGTGATGCCGTCCTCAATCAGCCAGTCCGACTCTGTCTTTGCACCCCAGACGGGACCGTGGTAACAGGCGATGTTGACCTCACCCTTGACGGGGTGCACGTTCTTCCATCCCTCCTCATCGAAGAGGCTGAAGATGCACCAGTTGTAGCCCGGTGCGAAGGGATACGTACCGCTGCGCTTGTAGAGGTGAATCTTCGGATTCTGCAGCGCCTTGACGATGGGTGTCACTGCATCTTGGCGCGTCAGGTTGACGAGGTTGCCGTCGTGGTTGCCCAACGTCAGGTGCACTTCAGCCGCTGACGCAAGCGTCTCCAACCACCAACTCATCTGCTCGATGTACTCAGGTGAGAGGCCTGTTGTCTTGGTGTGGAAGATGTCGCCGCCGACGAAGATGTGATCAGCACCTCGGGCCTTCACCTGTTTGGCGAATTCCTCAAAGACCTGTCGGTACTCCTCGTGGCGGGACAGCCCACGCCAGTGAATGTCCGCAATGTGGGCAATCCTAAGCATGCAGTACAGATCAGAGTGTACTGCACAGCGAAGGGGCTGTTCAAAACTAGACTGCCATGCCGCCCGTGCCGGCTCGCACCAACTTCGACAGTTCCACGGCACCCTTGGCCAGCTCAACGCCCTTGACGCTGGTTGCTGCGCCTTCGACGAAGCCCAGAAGAGATGCACCCGCCTTCAGAACACCAGAGATGCCATTGAAAGCAAAGTAGATCAGGAGGACCTTGTAGACGAGGCCCTTCGCCTTCTTCAGCGCGTCAACGCCGTCCTTTTCAGCCTTGATTTCGATCTCGTTGTACGGCTCATCGCCCTTGGTCAACTTGATGCCCATCTTCCACAGGCCCATGTAGACCGCGTGTGCCAACTTGTCGGGCATGACGAAATCAATCGTCTTCTGTTCAAAGTGGTGAGTGACGTGTTCCGCCTTCTCAAACATCTCAGCAGCCTTCTCGGCGCCGAGGACACCGGCCAACTTGTGCAGGCCCTTGAACAGCATCGGCAGGCCACCCATCACCGCCAGGCCAATGCCCAAAGCGGCAGTGACGCCGAAGTCCTCGTTCAGCTGCTCCGACGGAGCGCCTGAAACGTACTTCTTTTCGGCCAAGACTGCGTAGACAGACGGCAAGTAGACTCCTTCGCCCTTGACCGTAGCTGCTCGAGCCTTCTCCTTGACAGGACCCTCGAGGTCTGCCTCCACCGCTGCAAGCGCGCCCTCAGAGCCCAGCTTGCCCAGTTCTTTGGCGGCCTTCAGCGTCTCATCCATCTGGAAGGTCTCGCCCGTCTGCTGCATCGCTTGCTTCAAGACTCCAAAGATCTTCTTCGCGTCTTCAGGAATCTCCTGCAGCTTGCCCACCCGATCAGTGATCAGCTTGGCCCAGGCTGCCGCGACCGACTTGAACTGCTTGCTGACGTAGGAGGACAGTCGCTTGACGCCGCTCTTGACGTCGTCCCAGAGGCCTTCCTGGATCAGGTAGTGCCTGACAAGCTCTTCATAGATGATCTGCCGAACACGAGCCTCGGAGATAGTCGGGCGCTTCTTCATGGCAGATAAGTATCGCTCAGAACCTCAGAGACATCCGAGAGACACCGTCCAACTTGGTGAACAGAGCATCTCTCCACGTGAACTCTCTGGCGGCTTCTAGGGCCTCTTTGAACTGAACCTTCGTTGCCTGGCCTGGGTCGCTGAAGGGGCGAGTGTCCACCAGCCGGACGTCGATGTCATACTCTGCCAGCTTCTTGGCGATCTTCGGAGTCTTGGTCATCCACATGTCAGCGTCGAGCGCCATGGCAATCGGCGTCGAGTGTACCAGGATGGAATTGAACAGCGCTGACTCCTCGTTGAGGTCCGAGCCCAACAGCGGTACCGCGTTGTCCCCACACTTGAACATGTCGAACGCGCCTTCACACAAGACCAGGCGTTGGGTCCAGTCTACGTTGAGCTCGTTAAAGATGACGGGCAACTTGTCAACGTCCGGATTGTCGTACTTCGGCTTTCGGTTCTTGTCGATGGTCCGACCCACGTAGTAGTTCAGTTTGCCTTGAGCGTCAAACGATGGCACGATGATGCGACGTTGCCACCTGAATTCACTGGAGTAGCCCAACTTGAAGTACCACAAGTCACGTTCAGACACGCCTCGCTCGGTCAGGTAGCGCTTCATCGCCCTGACGTCTGGGTCGGAACCACTGGCAACGGCCAACAATCGAAAGTCTTTGGGAAGCGTGAGCTGCTGTAGTTCGTCGGCGTCGATGACGAGGCAGCGGCTTTTCCAAGCCTTCTGCGCCTCGCTCATGAACTTGTCGCGGTACTCCGCCAGCTTCTCCAGGCCTGCGTACTTCCGGATCAACGGCGCTAGCGATGCCGACTTGTAGCCGCACGTCCAACAGTGACACCGATCGTCTTCCAACAGGATGGCGAGCTTCTTCTTCGTCGGGTCCTTGGGCGCACAGATGGGACACCTGACGTCGAAGTTCTTGCTATTTCGCGCCAGCTTCCCCGATCCGAAGACGCTTTCAATGAAGCGAATCTTGTCGGTGAGGGTGGCGATCACCCGCCAAACTTACGCTACACGTGGTTGCGTGTTCAGCACCGCTCCGGCCTTGGCGATGACGTAGGCATCGGTCACATCCTTGGCCCAATCGACGATGTTGGGGCTCCGCTGTTTCAGGGGCCACTTGACGTGAGACAAGTCAGTCGCTGCCATGTGATCAAAGACCTGCGTCTTGACGTCACGGCCGCCGGCCTTCGCCTTGGTCGTCACCTTGATGCCGGCCAACTTTCGCGCTGAAGACACGTTGATGTACGTCGGATCGAGGCCCCAGGTTTCCCGAGCCAAGAAGCAAGCGATGCCGTTGAAACGCTGCAGAGTACTGATGACTTCGGCGCTGGAAAAACCTGCGGCGAACCTCTTCATCGGCTCTTCGATGTAGAACCCGACTAGCTTCGGGTGCTTGACCTTGAATTCCTGGAAGCGTTCACGCAGTCGGTCACATTTCTCCCAGAAGGTCTCGCACCCCTTGAAGTCGATGTGATCCAACGTGACAATCGTTCCCGCGGTGTCAAGGAAGACCACGCCTGTGTTTGACGTTGAGACGTCAAGGCCCAGGATCAGTTCGGTCATGCCGAATTGTTGGCTCTCGACATCGCTCGTAAACGGTTACATGCCCGGGTCAATCAGGACCAGGTCTGCGTTCTCATCCAGACCCCAGTTGTCAGCATGGAGCTCAGTTGGGATCAGCTTGCACGACACCACGGTGTCGAACAGCGCCCTATACCAGTCGTTCGTCTTATAGAGCTTCTGGTGGGTGGGCAGTGCATCAGCCCAATCGGGATCGTTCTTCGACCCAGCCTCCACCACGTAGATCAGCTCTTCAGTGTTCTTCAAACCCGTCACCATCTTGATGATGCGGTCCAAAGCACTGCCCGTGACGTGTTCGACCTTGGGAACGATGACCCACGCGTGATTGGGGGCAGCCTGGTTGACCGGCACGATGGGTGCGCCCTCGGCAGCACACTGCGTGATCATCGACTCGCGCTTGTTCTGTCGGACGCCATTCTTGTTGCGGGCCCACTTGATGACCTGATCACCGCCGATGTCGTAGACGGTGCGGCCGACGCCCGAACCCAGCTCCGTCGCGTGGGACGCCAAGTAGCCCTCGGGATCCGGGGAGGTCTTGAACTCTTCCAGGCTGAACGTCGTCGATGATTCAACGACTTCCCGGACATACTCGCGCAGGAGCTTCACCGGCATACGTATCCCACGGTGTGCCCCAGAAAACGCTTATTTGAGCAGCCCCAATAGCCTAAGCTCAATCTCTGTCAGCACGGCCAGGGTCACACCGTGTTCCCTACACCATACCTCTGCCGCCTTCAGCTTCTTGGTCACCTTGGCCTGGTCCAGGCGCTTCTTGGGCTTGATCTCCACCAACTTCTGGGTACCGTCGACGTAGGTGACCAGGAAGTCCGGGTAGTAGTGCCGGATCTTGCCGGTTCGCACGTTGCTGATGTATGGGATCTTGACCTGTTCGTACTCAAAGCGCAGGACCTTGTCATCAGAGTCCATGTGCTCCATGTACTTCAGTTCCCACCCACTGCGGTACTTACACTCACCACCCTTGACGGATACGTGGACGCCGGTGTGGTAGTGTCCCTTGCGCTTGCGCCGTTTCTTACGGGCCAAGCAACACTCCTTCAGCGAACACTCCCGAGACGCGTGGATCCGCAGTGTACAGGTCGGGCGTCGGGTGAGGAATCTTGGGATTGGGCTGCGGACGATCATCGGGCGGACCTGGGTGTGGAGGAGGACCTCCACCGTGATCGCCTCCTGGATCGTCAGGTGGACTACCCCCACCAGGATCTGCTGGGGGACCGCCCGCAGCGTGAGCCCCTCGCTTACCTCCGCCGATGGGACCCTTTTTCTTGTCTTCCTTGGGTTCCTTAGGCTCTTCAGCGACAGGAGCGTCAGGATCAGGTAGAGAGCGAGCTGGAAACTTGCTGCGCTGTTCCTGCGTTACATTGTCGCGCCTGCGACTGTCGAGCGGCTGACCCTTGCGGCGTGGCTCGGCGATGAGTTGGAACCTGACGCCCTTGCCAAAGTCCTGCTCACTGGGCGCCGCCAACCACGTCAAGTCGCCCTCATAGACCAGCGTGCTGATCTGCTTCGACACCGTGAAGATCATCGTCCACAGCTGCCGACCCTCGCCACGACCGACCAGCTTGCCGGGACACACCAGCTTGTCGGGTGGGTAGTTGAAGTACGGCTTGTTGTTGAACTTGAGTCGGGCTTTCATCAGAAGTCTACCTTGATGTGGAAGGCGATTCGATCACCCGTCCGTTTGATGATGGGTTGCGCCAACTGCGTCTTCATGATGACGTTGAGGTTGTCGTCGTGCAGGTTGATGCCGGTGATGTAGACGAACTCCTTGTCTGGGTCATTCGGGAAGGTCGACGGCGGGACGTTCTTGTAGTTGGGGTTGGACGACGAGTTGAGTTGGTTCGATGGGGCAGTGACGTCAATCTTCATCACGTGGACCCGCTGCTCGCCTCGGAAGCTGATCTCGTAGCCTTCCTTGCCGAAGAAGTAGAGGTGCGGGCTCTTGATGACGACGAGGCCTTCGTCGTAGTAGATGTTGCCCACGCTGTTCCAGGTGCTAGCGCTGGTCAGGCAGTCGGCTCGGTAGATGTTGCCCAAGCCATCATCCTTCAACGTCAGGCTGATCGCGCCACCAGAACCGCTGAGGCTCGGATCGCTGATGACGAAGGTGCCGGGCAGGATCCGCTTGCCATAGAACAAGTTGCTGATGTCAAAGAAGGTGACCTGATTTGACGACGGGTCACGGGTCCGCTGGAAAATCGTCAGCGGAGCGCCGTCCTGAATGCCTGGGTCAAAGGTGCCCGAAGCAACGGCCTTGTCGACGTTCGACATGTAGTTGAGGTACGCCGGGCCGGGCGCCTTGCCAGGAGTCTCCGGGCTAACGCCCACCGTCTGGTCGATGAAGGATGAGTCTCCTCCAAAGTCAGTGTGGAACAACAATGACGCCGTGGACACGATGTTGTCGAGGTGAATGAAGCTCAATTCCTCAACACCTAGGTCGTCGACAGCCGTCGTCCTCCTGCTCTCCGACGCCAGCAGTTCGAACGACGGAACGAACAGTCCGTCATCACACGGCATGATCAACAGATTGCGCCGGCGGACGTAAGGCTGATCGTACAGAAAGTCATTGGCTGGCCGGGCGACGTCGGTGGTCGTCTTGATGGTCACGCCCGTCATGTGGTGAACCCGCGGGAAGACATCGCTCGCAAAGTCTCGCAGGAAGTTCTCGATGTTGATGTAGTGACCAGCAACACCAAACGACAAGGCGACGTTGAAAGGATCGTTGGTGGTACCATCGACTTCAAAGAACGGCGTCTGGAGGATGCCTCCGTCGAGGCCGACGAACTGCCTGAAGGGCGACTCCTCAACGAAGAACGGCGGCAAGTAGAAGGCGATCTCATCGCTAGGTCCGATTGCCTTAGGACCAACTGACGCCGACGTGGAGATGTCCAGGTCGCCCATGTAGAAGCGCTTGATCGCTACGTCATGGACCTCACCCTTGAACGGGTGGTTGAAAGCGAACCGATTCGGCGTCTCGATCGCAACGTCAGCCTCGAGCTGCTGTAGGCCATCACGCAGTGCCGGGTCTGCCGCAAAGAAGTACGACATCGACCCGGTGCCATTGTTGAGTCCCTCGAAGTAGTTGCCCACACACAGGACGTCGGGCTCAGAGTTGCCGCCCGCGATGAATGATAGCGGCGCGATGGTCGATGACGGCACGACGAAAGTGCCCTTGTCGGTGCCATCGATGTTGAACGAACCGGTGCCCTGGTTGATGAGGTTGGTACCCCATCGAATGACGACGTGTTGCCACCTGTTCCACAGCAGCGAGTTGTCATCTGACAGGAAGACAAGGTTCGACCTTCCCCAGCCCGACGCTGCCGTCGCTTGATTGCCGACCGCCAGCAGTTGCGACGGCGGGATGTCAGCGCTATGGCTCAGCTGCAATTGGATGCGGAAGCCTACCGGCCTGCCGTTCTCATCCTTACGAGACCCCGTGACCAACGATACCGCGAACGTCGACGACAGGTGCAGCAGCGTACCCGCCTTGAACGACCCGTTGGGATTGTCGGTCTGATACCGGGGATTGACGTAAAAGTCGAAGCTGAAGGAGCCGCTCGGTACGTAAACGCCGCTGACGTAGTTCTCGTGGACCGGTCCACCTTCGATGTTGGGATACAACAGCACCGACGACGTCGGAACCGTCGAAGAGGTGAAGAAGTTGAGCGAGTGGTAGTTCGAGTACGCCCAGTGGGCTGACGGGTACGCAGTGCGGTAGTACCGATTCAGTACATCCTTGACGAATGCCTTACGCAGCGTATTCGACGTGAAGGACACCGATGGTGTGAAGCGAATGACGTCAAGGGCCTTCTGCTTTCGAGCAGAGGCCTGCTGCAGCGTCACCTTGTCCAGGTACTCGTCGAGCATCCGGTTCAGGGTGCCCGACAGGTTGCTGGACGGCACCAGCCGTGCCATTTTGCCTGCCTGCTGCACTGACCGCAGGGATGATGCGAGGTCCGCATCGCCGTGCGTTGCCTCCTGGAAGGAGGACAGCGGCGTCATCTCCTTCTCGATGTCTGACCGGCGAGCGAAGACGTGAACTGAGCCGGTCACACCCTGCGTAGAACTCGACACGTAGTGTCGGATCGGGTGGGTGACGACCGAGAAGCTCTCGACGTCCCCTCTGTTGACCTTGTAGATGCTCATGCCGGCTACTCCACGTAACTATACCCCGCTGAAGACGGGGCTGCCGGCGTGCATCAGAAGTCGAGTCGGACGCGGAACGTCAAGTCTCGTTCAGGGCTCTTCTCGACGGGCCGTGACAGTTTGGCCACCGCCAGCAGGTTGTCATTGGCATCGTACAGGCCGACCGAGGTCGGGAAGGTGAACGACTGTTGCGTGTCCTCCTGGCCGATGTCGATGACGACGATTCTGTCATCGGTATCGATGAATGTCGGATTTGACGAGTAGTTGAACTCGTCCGCCGCTGCGCGGCAGAAGATCAACGTGCTGTTGATGTTGGTGACGTTCTGGAAGGTGATGGCCGTGTTCGAACCTGAACCGAATCGAGCACTTGAGATGTGGTCGACGATGTTGTCGATGCTGGCCGATACCACGAAGTCCGGAATGAACTTCGACAAGAACTGTGTCTGAGTGCCCGACGAGCCCAAGGTGATGCGACCGAGCGGGTGCATCGCGTCGATGGTACCCGACATGTACTGTGAGGCCGACGTGATCTTGGTGAGGTCGAAGACCGCAATGCCGCGGTCGTAGAACATCAGGCCGACGTTGCGGTTGGTGTTGGCTGAGTCGACGATGTTGCCGACCTGACCACCGAAGGTCGTCAGCTTGTTGGTGGCTGCACCGATGTCAGTGTAGATGGCCGAACCTGACGTCGTGGTGATGAACAGGTTGGGCTGTGACGGGAACGTCTCGGCCGGGATCGTGGTGTTGGGTCCCGTGAACGACGCCGTCTGGAAGAACTTCATAGCGAAGGTCTCCCTCTTGATCTGGTCTCGGGCAAACAGGCGCTTGAAAGCGATGAACAGCGCAGCGTCAACCTGGTCGGCGACGTTGGACGAGTCGAATGGTGCAGTGAAGGCCTGCGTTGAGTCACCCAAGAGACCCTGGGCAAACTGACGGTAGATGTCCATCTTCTCACGCATCATCAGTGACGATGATGGGAACAGTTCCTTGCCAGCCGCGTCGGTACCGGTTTTGGACGTTGATACCGTCGAACCGTTGGGGAACAGACCGATCGTCATGTCGAGGACCGGGTTGGCGGTCTGCAACGTGAAGTCCTGGTCGTAGATGGTCTGGAACAATGAGCTGGTGACGCCAGGTCCGACGCCACCGGTGACGAAGACTTGGTACTTGCGGCGCGACACCGAACCGCTGATGTCCTCTTGGAGGACGTCAATCAGCTGGTTCAGGAACGAACGAGCCGTCTTGATGTCGCTCGGTAGGATCTCCTTGAAGATTGCCATGGTTCAGTTCGCTCCGTGGATCACAGGTTCTTGTCAATGATGATGGCGATGTCCTTCACCGCGCCGGACTGGACGCCTGTCACCTTGACGAAGGCCTTGATCCTGGCCTTGTTGGCCGTGGTGCCGTAGACAGTGAACAGCGCATCCGTCAAGCTCTTGACGGACAGGGTGAATTGCACCGAGCTGCCGCCGAAGCTGTTTTCAGCCGGCGACCGGGTCAGGATGTAGGTAGCGCGCTGTTGGCCGTCGATGTTCTCGGGCGTGTTCTGCAGGATCTGCAGGAACAGGTTGGGTACCTCGATGATGAAGGTCTGGTCCCTGAGCTCGACGTCGATCGTCGTCTCGTTCTTGATGGTCTGCTCGATGGTGGCCGACGCTGTCTTCTGGGCATTGCGGCCTAGGGTGATGATGCTGTTGGTTGCGTCGACGTTAGAGTCACCGGACAGTGAAAGAGTGGGCAGGCGCAGCAGATTGGGGTTTGACACGCTGACCAGCTTGTACTTTTGCGAGTGCGTCTGGTTGGTCAACGCCTCCAGGATGGGCGTGTTCTTCTCGATCTTCTCCTTGCCCACCGTGCGGCCGTACTTGGCAATGATGCCGTAGTTGACCTCATCGTCGCCCAAGGCGAACTTGTGGATGGAGAAACTGCCGTCGTTGCGGGCCAAGAATTGGCGCCCGACGTCAGTGAGGACTGCGTCCAGAATCAGATTGTTCGTCGAGTGGTCAAGAAAGCCCATGTGCCCTGTTCCCTACGTATTGCGCTGCTACGGTCTTCTTCCTGGTGTCGACGCTCGGGTTCATCGCTGCCTCTGCTTGGCCTGCTCTCGGAGGAGCCTGACCTCGGCTTCGCCCCACTCAACCGTCAGTCGTCCACGATATCGCACGCCTTTCTTGGCGGCGAGCTTGTCGTACGGCACGAACTGCGCGCCGCGCGGATCCTTGAATTCATCCAACGGCAGCTTGCCGTCGTAGTCGATGGTGAAAGGTGCTTTTCCTTCATTCAAGGCAAACTGTGCATCGACACGGAGTGAGTACTCAAGGTTCTCAACTGCGCGTGCCAGAGTCTGACCCTGAGCGACACAGTTGTAGTCGGTCGTCCCAGCGACCCAGGCCACCTCGCCCCAAAAGGCGACGTACTCAAATCGGCGGCTCCCTTTCATCTCGTCTTATCCTACTGTCCTCGCATCACGAGTAAACATAATCACCCTGGCAGTTTGATCTGGGGGCGCTTTCTCCGGTTGCCAAACCTGATGTCTGGGAACTTGATCGTCTTGGAAGCAGCTCGAATGCGATCGTTGATGTTGATGTTGATGACCGCTGACTTCTGATTGTCGAGGTTGATGAACTGCAGCTTGTACTGTCCGCCCGTCTGCTTCGTGGCCAACACTCGAATCAGGCGACCGTTGTCGTCGTAGAGGTGGTAGTACTCAGGGTTGAAGTACACTCGCATCGTCTTGGCGTTGGGACCAGCGACCCGAATCGTATCAACGAAGGTGTCAGCCTCCAGGTACAAGTTCGGGTACGGCTTGGGTGCCCCTGCGTGAGAGATCAGCTTTTTCTGTAGCTGATTCTTGAAAGGGTCGAACCACACTGCAAACTGTGCAGAAAAACTGGAGGTGAATCCGTGGGCATCGATGGCCGCGATGGCGTAGATCACCGAGTGAGCTTCATTGTGGTGTTTGGCCCCCACAAACTCATCATCATAGAAGAACGTGCAAGGTGAACGCAGGTGCTCGACCAGAGCCGGGTGAGGTTGCTCAGCGTTGGGGTACTTGACGACCGAGTCGTCAAAGTCGTACATCTTGATGAGCTCAAACGGGTGGTTGGTGTCACGGCGACGGAACACCTGAAACTTCTTGATGTCGCGCTGTGAGTTGGGTGGGAACGTCCAGTGGACCAACAAGCTGCCCGGCTCGCCCGTCCCCTCTTCAGGTCGTCCCGTGATCGGATCGTGGTCCGCCGTCGTGGGATTGATGCGCTCGTAGTTCCAGGTGAAGTTCAGGTCAGACGGTGCGGGTGGGGCGACGGCCTCAATGCACTGGACATAGATCTTGGTCGATGGCTTGGAGCTGACCAGGATCTTGAGCATCGCTACGTCGCCCGTGTCATCATCGATCGCCGGCATCTTGAACTGAGCAACAGTGCGGATGCTGTAGACGTAGCGGTGACCGTACTTGACGTGGTAGTCAGCCGTCAGGTGAGTTTTGGGATTGTCGACAATGACAGGCGGCAGCGCACGAGTTGAACCGTCAGGATTGATCTCGGCCTTGTCGATGATGTAGCCCACGATTTCGGCGCCGCGCTGGTCGTGGTGGTGCGTCGTTCGACGGACGGTCACGTCAATGAACGGAACAAATGTCTTGAAGTCTCGCTCATGGACCGTGTTGTTGAAGCGGTGTTGGACCTTGTGCTGCACCTTCTTGGTGTAGGCGTGCATGTTTTCCATGTCGGCCGCGAATGGAAAGTTCGGGTCCTTGATCGACCGGTTGGTGATGTCATGGAACAGCTTGCCGTTGATCTGAGCATTGACCAAGACGCGGTGCAGCCGACGAAAGTACTGATTGAAGATGCGTTGGTTACCCTTCGTAAAGAATCTCGTGCCCGTCGCCCGCGTCGGGTGGGTCATGTGCCTGAAGACGAAGTGCGGCTTGATGTGCTTGGGCAACACCGCGTGAAAGCGCGTCGCCGCCTTGTAGTGACCTACATGATGGTCGGTGGGGTGATCCATCGTGTGCTGTTCGTAGGAACTCGACACGAGGTAGTGAATCTTGTCATCGAGTTCGCCGTCGTGAAAGTTGACGGCGACATAGTCGTCCGAAGCAAAGTGATCTTCGGTGATGACCTTGTCCAGGTTGTCATGAATCAGCGAACCGTTCTGAGCGCCTGAGTCAAAGACGAGGTTTCGAGCATGGTGATCCGTGACTCGCTTGCCAGGATCGACCAGGCGAGGCAAGCTGAACGTGAACCGAACGAAGCGAGGGGCACGAGTGACTGAGTACTGGATGAACGAGGCGTCGACCTCGCCGGCCGGGCGTTCGAGGATCTGAGACGGCACGCCACCGGTCTCCGACACGCTCTCGTCGGGAACGAAGAAGTTGTAGTGGAACTCACCGTGAAAGTTCTTGACTTCCGGTACATCGACCGCATACACTTCACGCGACGGTAGCGAATGGCTCATACTTCGTCTTCCCCAAACGTCTCTACCACCACAAAGTACTTCTCGAACGTGAGGTCGCCTTCATTCTTGTCGCGGTCCCGGAATCGAAACAGCGGGCTGTTGACCGCGGCCCGTGACTGAGCGAAGGGTCGACCCATGGGGGCGTGAGCCTGCAGGTCGAGGTGAGCGGCTCGCTTGGCCGACGCTGCAAAGAAGTGATTCTCATTTTCGGGAATGATGTCACCCTTTTGGATCATCTGATCCAACGCTTGACGACCGTGGATCGTACGTGACGTCTTGTCGTAGTCAATCTCGAACTCATCCGGATCAACGATGACGTTGAACACGCGGTCGAACTGCTTAGGCTGCAGCAAGCGCTTCGACACCGCCAGAGGATCGCTCTGTGGCGTCACTGCTTGAGCCAAGTGGTGAACCGTCTGCATGTCGTGCAACAACAGCGGCACGTGACGGTGGGACACATCAGCCAGGGTCGTGGCAATGTTGGTAGTCACACGCTGCTGTTCAATCGGCGTGGTGTGTGACGCAAGCGGCAGTGCGGATTGAGCCTGGGCTGCGTGAGAGACCTGACCTGGCGTTCCTGAGGGGTTTGATAGGTGAGGCTGCTGACCTGATTGGGTGCTCGCGCCCTTCACGAAGCCAGTGCGTTGCGGTGACGTGTGAGAAAACAGAACACCTCCCGTAGGCGGGTGGGTGTGCGAAGGCGACACTGTGTTGGCGCCGACCGTCGTCACTACGTGGTGTGCCCGGTGATTCATCAGCTCATTGACGAAGTCAAGGTCAACGTGGTGAGGAGGTTCGACCATGTCGAAGTGGTAATCGGCGACGCTGAGGCCGGTCAACAACTTCAGGTAGACCTCAAGCAGGTAGCTGGTGATGTGATTCTCCAACAGTTCGTGCTGTTGTGGCTGCGTCAGGAAGGAGTATGACTCATCCGAGAACGCAGACTTGGAACCCTTCGTCACCTGCTTGCCGCCGAGGTTACCGTAGACCGGATCGTAGCCTGAAGTGACACTGCCACCAAAGTCGCGCGTCGGAATGGAGTTGATGATGTCGTTGATCGTCGGGCGCTCCGGCAATGACAACAGGCGCTGTTGATCGCGGACGGGAAAGCGCGACATCTCAAACAGGAAGCGCTTGGGCTTGTAGATGATGTCGTGATTCTCTAGGTCGACCTTGTAGACCACCACCGAGACGATGTCGTTCTGCTTGTTGACGAACGACGTCTTCTTCAAGTGCGAGATGTTGACCTGCTGGTGAAGCCTGGAGGTGAAGCCCTGCGGGATGCCGACCGTCAAGATCTTCTTGTTGTAACCCTTCCGAGAGGCATACTGTTCGTGACCCAGGAGACCGTACAACGCATTGCGCAGCTTGGGAGTCACCAATGCATGGTCGAGGTCCTTGATCTCATCATCGATGTCAAAGTCACCGTCGCCATCTTCGTCTCCGGTACCGTAGATTGCGCCTGACTCATTGAGCGCGGTCCTCAGATCTTCGACCGTAGTTGCCAACATCGAGATCTGCTGCTCTGTCATCAACATGTGCAGCGTTTCGAGGCCGTCGGGAATGCCGTCGCCGTCAGAATCAACACCCGGATTTGGTGGCGCAACGATCTTGGTAATGCGCCGCAAGGCGGTGATCGCCGGCGGGCTCTTCAGGTAGTTGATGTAACCAGTGATGGCTCCGGTCAACTTGGACAGCGTGTTGAAGACGGTGTACACCAACCGCTGGGTCAACGTCACTTCACGGTCAACGCGGACCGTCAGGTCATTCAACGAATTGCGCTGGTTGACCCGCGTCCTGGACACGGTGAACGACGTGATGCCTTGGTTGTAACGGGTGATGCCGGTGTGGGCCGCGATAATGTGCTGATTGTTGTACTTGGCAATCATGGCGACGATCGCATCGAACGCAACCATCAACACCAGGGTGTCAATGTAGCCGCCATAGCGCGTGTGGTCGCCCGACAACGCTTCGCTGTTGTAGCGGAAGGCGGCCAAAACCTGGCCCATCGTCTGCTCGACGAACCGCGTCAAGGCGGTGCCACCTTTCATCGACGACCGGATGGTGTCCTGCGTAATGGTGATGGAACTGCCCGTCGCGGCGACGCTGTTGCCGGTGCCGAAGATGCTGAGCACTGAGCTCTGCTTCGGAGCGTAACGCAACAACTGCAAGGCCGCCGACGTCTGTGGCGAGGACTTCCTCAACTCCACCAGCAAACGCTCGATCAAAGCGTCAGTCGTTGGCGTGTTGTCGTTCGACAGAGGGGCGTGGAAGAATGGAACCGTCTTCAGATAGGAACGTGACAGACGAGTCAACGTGAAAGCGAAAAGAATCGATTTGATGACGCTGTTCTTGTTGGCTTCGGTAAAAACAGCACCCAGGTTGTCAGTCAACGCCGCCTGCAGCGTATTGCCTGAGTGACGATCGACCAACTGTTGCGCCACGCGATTGAGCAAGTCGATCGGATTCGCCAACAGCTGGTTGTAGCTGGTGATCGTCTTGTCGTTCGGATCGTACGTCCGCTGGCTCAACATGTTGAGACCGTTGACGAGGACAGCGAACTGCTGGTGTGACTTTTCGAGGCGGTCCTTCAAAGTCTGCAGCCTTGAGACGTCGAAGGTCGTGCCGTCTGTTTTCAGAACCTGATTGACGTAGTAATCACCGCCGGGTGTCAACGTACCCGTGTCGCCGACCACGTACTTCGACTCAAACGTCAGAACGGCGACGTTACCGACCTGCTTCTGTGCCAGCTGAGTCAACGAGGCATCCTCGACGGCGGGCACATCACTGATGTTGTTGCCGAACTCTCCGATGACACTGTCCCACAAGCCCACGTTAGCGGTGTCCTGCTGGCGGTAACCGTAGTGGTTCCTCAACGTTGCCTGCACGTTCTTGTTGAAGAGACCGATGGAATAGCGGAACTCCTTCGACACCAAGTTGAACAAGGCAGCAATACGAGCCTCGTCGGTCTTGAAGTGGACGTCTTCGTACAGGCTGCGGAATGCAGCATCAAGAGTGCTGACGGCGGCCGGCACCTGAGTGGGCACAATCTTGCTGAGCTCCGACACGTTGGGCAGGTCAGGCAGAGACTCCCGCAGCGTGAAGTGCTTGGTGTTCTTCTTGAGGAGCGTGGCGGCGTTGTTATCGTTGCGCTGCTGCACCGGGTCCTGATCCAAGAAAGCCATCGACTGCCAACGCAGGATGTCCTTCATCTCCAGGAGCAGCTGCAGCCAGACCTTGGTCGATGAAAAGTTGTGACGAACGTTGTTGGACGTGAAGCCCAAAGCCACCAGCGAATCCTGGACAGAATACGCCGGCGGCAGGTACAGTCGACCGTAGTCGTAGAGCGAGTTGAACATGCCGGCGTTCCGGTACGCCGTGTAGTTGTAGATGTAACCGTGGATGACGTTCCTCAGGTCAATGATGTGCAGGTCATCTTTCAGGTCGAGCTGTGCCTTCAACCGATCAAGACCTTTGACAAGCTGCAGCAAGAACGATGACGTCTCGTGTAGATCGCTGATCGCCTTAGTGAAGGTCCGGTGTTTGTCCTGGAACATCTTGGACATGTGGTAGTAACGACTACGCAGTGCCCGGGTCATCTGGACCATGTTGACGTGGCGCAGTTGGCGCGCCTGCAGGTGGGTATCGATGAACCGACCCGCGTCCGTCATGTAAGGGTAGATGCCGCTGTTCTCCACGAGGTGGATGAAGTGAGGTTGGGAGTGGCTCACGTCCTTCACGAACAGCGGCAAAAATTGGGTCATCATCACCACCTCGGGCCGCTCGTGTGAGATGCCTGTCAGCTGCTCATAGGGCTCGAACTTCTTGGGAGACACCACCAGCTCATCGGTGTGGTGACTGTCCCGAGCGTGAGTCGGCTCAAGGTGCAGCTTGTACGGAGGGAGGATGACGTTGAATTGGGTGTGGAACGCCGGCAGGACGAAGTGTGGGTTCGTCGTCAGGTGCGTAGCGATGGTGTGCAACGAAGGCGCAACCAACTTGTGAAGCCCTGGGTCAAGCTGCTTCAGGGGCAGGTTGACGTGGATGGGCACTGACTGTGCGAGCGCGCGAATGGGCTGTGCAATCAGCGTCCTGATCGGCAGCGGCGCCTGATAGGCTGGGACGGGGGCAGGAGCTGTCACGGCCGCAATCTTGGTCGACAGCTGCTTCGCCGCCTGTGACAAGGTGGTCGTGACCGGCTGTACCTGCAGGGCACCCAGCTTGATGAAAGAACTATTTGAGGCTCTGAGTGTTCTGATCATCAGACGTCATCCAAAAGTACCGCGTTGGTCTTCGCCGATGCCCCAGTCTTGTAAGAATTGTAGATCGGGGTGATGACGTAGACCACGTGACCGTGGTCGCGGTGAGAAATAGGGTGGAGGTACTGGCAGCTGTTGTGTGGGAACTCCGAGTGTGCCTTGCCAATCAAGGTGCGGTGACCGTTGACCTCCTTCATGATGAGGAAGTGATCGACGGAATCGATAGACCCCTGAATCTTCCAGGTGAGGACGTTGAGGTGTCGGTCAAACCGCGAGGCCGCGGGATCCAAGATCCTGCACAGGTCCTCATCGAACGACACCTCAACCGACTTGGTCGAGCCAATGGCGCCGTGTGACATTGCTTCCTTGGCATAGCGAGTTCGCAGGCCTGCACTAGTCACCAGGACGCCTCGTGACAAGGCAATCGGGTGCATGAACTTGGCCGGATTGAAGGCAAAAACTTTCTTCGTGACGGAGTCCACCTTCTCCTTGGACAGCGTTTCAAACATTGTCTCGGGGGCACGTAGGAGGGCGGTGACCTCATAACGGTACCGGTGACCGAGCTGCAGGGGTTGGATGGCGAGGTTCTTGCGGCGGGCGTTGTCATCGAAGAAGTCGCCAGTCAACACGCCGAAGTCCTCGCGGCGGCCTGTCGTCAGGTCGACCCGCTGCACGTTGTGGGCGATGAGGCTCTTCAAGAACTCACGCTCACGCTGGACATCATCCTTGAAGAGGTCATAGATGTCCTGTCGCTGCAGCAACGCCTTGATGACGTCGTGGCTGTTGTCGATGACCTCGGTCGACATGTTGAAGGTGACGTTGGTGTCGACCTGACCGTCGGCGTTGGCGTCGATCGATGAGTGATTGACTTGCACGTTTTCAACTCGAGTGTCAACCTTGCCTGGCGTCTGCTGAATGAACTCGACGATCGCACTGCCGGCTTGTTCCGAGTGACCGTCTCGATAGATCAACCTAGCGGCATACTCGAAGATGTTGTTGAGCGTCACCGCCCTGTCTACAACGACAAGGTGGTCGGCGGCGCGGGCGGTGTCATCGACCAACAGAACGTCTTCACCAACGTTACGATAGTCGCTCTCAAACGTTGTCTTGTTGCGGGCCAAGAACTCGATGGCCACGACGTGTTGCGGAATGCTGCGAGCCTCGACTCGAACACCGACGTCGATCGACTGGGCGGTCAACGACAGCGCCTTGATCGGCGTGTACCGATTGGGTCGAACGACAATGTTGGTGAACTCAAACCCCAGGTTGCCCTGTGAACCCACGGGCACCACGCGGTAGATGGCGGGTGAGTGCTGCGGCTTGTCGATCTGAACCAACAGAGACTGTTGGTCACTGCGCAGGTTGTAAGTGCCGATCAACGAATAGTCGTCAACGTCAGTGACGGCTCGGTAGAACGTCTTCTTGAAGACTTGGACGGCCGTTGCGCCCGGGTCGATCTGCTTGATCTCGAGGTTGACGCGGCCCGACAGTTCTGACTTGGCGACCTGCACCCGCGGCGGACGACGCGGCGTGTAGAACAGTTGGATGTGTCTGGAGATGTCAAGCGGTTTGAGGATCGTGTCGATGGCCAGACCCGTGCGACCGTTGAGCAGCTCGAACTTGACGAAAAAGTGACTGTTGTCTTTGCCGTCAAGGGAGCGACGGTTTCGGGGTACGATGACCTCGACCGGCACGTGAACGTGGTCGACGGTCTCGTGAGTCAACACCTGCACCAGCGCGCTGTCTTCGACTTGCTCGGTGGTGGGAGGCTGCTGCGGCGTCTCGGGGTGAAAGATGTGGCTGTTCAGCAAGCGGACCGCGGGCGAGTGCTCCACTTCAAAAGCGCGGCTCGGACGCAAGAGTCCGCCCACCACGCTCTTGGCCGGAATCGTCCGGTGAGTCAAATTGAAGATGTGCGTCGGATCGATACCTTGACGAACGATCATGTCGTGCATCAGGTACTGAGGAACTGCTGCGTGTGAAGCTGACACCACCGTCGTCAGGTCCTGGAGTGTGGCGTGGGCCGTCATGTTGAGGACAGGCTTGGTGACGTTGTCCTGCTTCAGTGAACCTGCGGGCACCATTTTCAGCACCGGCTTGATCAACTGCTGGATCCTGTTCGTGGGCAGCGGTGACCGTAGCTGACCCACAACCTCATTGTTGATGCGGGCTGAGATGTCACTCATCTTGTGGGCGATGACAAATTCTTGCTGCTGCTTGACGGCCGCCTTGGCCTGTGGCATCAACGTCAGCACGTTATGGATCAACCGCTTGGTGTCGATCTTGCCAGTGTGCGACGTGGCCAGGATGGGAATACGAGTGATGTGACGAGAGATGACAGTGACGCGGCAGGTCATCGCGTCACGTTGGACGACGTCCTTTTGAGAGACGCGATAGCTGAACTCAAACGTGAGGTCACCGTTGGACTCGATCGACTTCAGGTGAGCGAAGTTGTCCTCGACAGTGAGAAGGTTGTACCTGCGTTCAAATTTGAAGAACATTCCAGATCACCCAAAGACCAACGTGAAGAGGTGAACGAACGTGTGTGTCTCGTTCTCGTCCGTCAGCACCTTGCCCACGAAGAAGATGTGCTTACGGTGACCCTTAGCGATGGAGTACGACCCATACTCAATGACGTCGAGCTTCTTCATCACGTTGTGGTGGACCTCAAAGAACTGGCCCAACAGCCTGTTCTCCCGTGACGTTGGGTCAAAGTTCACCACCTTGACGAAGTGCATGTTGGCGTAGTGCTGCAGCTCGTGTTCAATCTGAGCCGGCGACAAGGCGTAGATGTGCGAACGTCCCCACGGCCGATAGTTGCCGAGGTGGTGTTGCCAGGTCGCCCGATGATCCTGCTTGTCGAGCGACAGGTCGTCGACCTTGTTGATCGGAGGCAGGTACTTGAAGTTCTGGATGTGGCTCAGACGGACGTCATTGAACAGGCTCTCCAGATGATTGATGTGGGCCGTGTGAAGGGTCGGATTGGCAATGGGTCGGTCGTTGGTCAGCGTGAACTCGATATCCTTCTGACCCACTCCGAAACCGTCGTCTTCAAAGACCTTGTCCTTCGTTGCAATCGTGCGGAGCTTGTTGAAGTTATCGATCGAGGAAGCCAACAGCGATTCGGCCGTCGACGCAAACTCGTCGCCGCTCAGGAAGCGAACGCCCTCATTCGAGCCAGTGACGACGGAAGACGTCAGCGCGTTGAAGGAGTACTCCAGGATCTGACCGTCCTTGACCTGAATGCCGTCGCCGTTGCGGAACGGCTTCAGGCGGCCCGAGTCATCAGCTTCGAACGTGATCTGATCTTGAGGAAGGTGACATGATTCGAAGTAGATCCTCTGCGTTGCGTCGGATGAACCTGACACGACGTCGGCCTGGTAGAAGGTTGCCGCGTCGGTGAACGACACATGCTCGACCTTCAGCTTTCCGTCTGCGATCTGTTGACGCCCCGCCAAGGTGACGATGGTGTCCATGATCCGGCTCTTGTTGTCGAGGATGCCGCTCATATCAACAGCAAATATACTGCAGCCTGGGTGACCCGGGCCGACTACCGCTTGAAGATGCGGACGCGGACCGGCTGGTGTCGGCTGAACGAGTAGGCCTTCTGGAACCTTGTCGCGTCACGGATCTTTTCTGCGGGCTCCGGCGGCTCCTCAGGAATCGGGAAGTGGTTGTACTCACCCACGTTGGCGCCTTCGCTCACGTTGGGATAGAGGTCGCTCACTGTGTGGGTCTTGTCGTGATTCTCAAAGTTAGGACCGTTGACGCCCCACGTCGCATCCGAACCAAACCAGCTGCCGGTTTGAACCGTCTCTACGTCACTCGTAAAGACAACCTGGGCACCGTATGTCAACGCAGAGCCTCCCCACGTGCCCTTGACGAAAGGTTGGTCATCGGGGTCAACGAACAAATTCAACGAGCCCGAAAAGTCGAAGGCGTCCTGTGAACTGGCGATGCCGAATGAGTAACTTCCCGACGTTGGGAAGTCTTCATTGGGAATTGTGACGACTCCAGGTGAAAGATCAAAGGCTGTCGCCATGGCACCTCACGGAAGCACCGGTGGGCCGCCCCACAGCATGTAGACGCCGTTGAACGTGTGAATCCAACTACGGTTGACGTCAGTCGTCAACGTGTAGTTGCCGAAATTATCGCGTCCGTAACGCGCCATGGGAGCGGTACCCATGCGTCGGGGCTCGAGGATCATGTTCTGACCCGCAGGTGTGCTACGGATGTACTGCGTCGTCCAGGTGCCTGCCATCAACTCTACGGGTACCAGGCCGGTCGCGGCCAGGATGGTATCGTCCCAGTCGACCTGTTGCTTCGGAAGCTGGTTCTCATAGATGATGACGTAGGGCGCAAAGACGCACGAAATGGGTTGGCCGCTGACACCGAACGCCTGACCCGAAAAAGAGTACTCATTCTTGGTGCCGATGTTCCACACCGGGCCACCTGGATCGCCTTGGTTAGAGTCACCTACAACGAAGAGACGGTGCACCATGTCCGGAGGCACTGGCGTTGGTTCGTTCTCCGGCATGCCGAACCACAACATTGCGTTGCTGCCGATAGTGACATTGCGGTTGAACGCGACGACGGAGCCCGTCTGGTCGTCGCCCCACATGTAGAGCCTCCATTGGCCCGTTTGCCAGCTTGAGAAACCTGCCAACGACGGATCCATTCCCACCTGCTGGCCATTGCGACGGTTCTGCTCGTTGTCATTCCAATATTGTCCGCCGTGGGTGTGAGGACCTCCGGTCGGGAAGTCGCCTGCCAGGTTACCGCTCATGCCGACGGAGAATGTGTTGCCGGTGTTCCAACTGCCAATGTTCCACCGATCATCAGCACTTTCGGCACAGATTCTGACCTGCCAGCCCATCGGGCTGCGCAGGATCGTCCTGGGATACGTTGCTGAACCTTGTGTCTGGTAGGAGTTACCAGATCCACCATTGTCGGCGAACGTCTCTGACGTTGCAAAGCTTGACTCCGCCGCGAACAACATCCAGTCGAGGCTGCCGGACAAGCTGCCCGACTCGATGGGCGGAAAGCTACCGCCTGTCGAACGATACTCAATGATGAATGCGTTATCTACAACGCTGCCGCTGAGGACTCGGAAGAGACCTGAATTGGAGCGCGGGAAGTTTCGGCTCTTGAGGACCAAGATCTTGCCGTTGTCAGATGATGCCGGGACAACGTAAGATGCCGTCGGAACGTTGACGTAGAACTCCTTGCCCGCGCCCAAGTTGATGCTGGCGCCGCGATTGTTGGCAACAGTGTCTTTCTGCTGCGGGTTGATGTTCATGTTGGTTTGACCAACACGAGTGAAACCCAAAACGCCAGTGCAGAACAGCGTCACGTAGTACATGTTCGCCGTCGGGGCGACGGCATTGGTCAGGGTCAAAAAATCTCTAACAACGTGAACCGTCATCACTGACCTCCCAAGAACAAGCTGTAGGGCAGCAGCGCATTATCCCACGGCCACAGGACACCGTCCTGGATGTGTAGCCATTCTCCCAAGTCACCGATGCGTTGCATCGTTGGGATGATGGGAACCGTAAATCGTAGCCGTCGTACTCGAACACGCGCAAGGCTGTACTGCGTCGTCACGCTCGTTAGGCCCAAAATGCCATCCATGAAGATGAACTTGTTGGTGAAGACGTTGAAGAACATGTTGTTCCATCGACCGTTCGTGAACGTTCGTAGAGTATACGGCGATGAGAATTGAGTGATGTTCCAGCGACCGCCAATCGGATTGCGAATGTACATCTCCCAGCTGCGCGTCACACCATCAATGGGACTCATCATCGACATGTTGTAGTAGTTCGTCTGATCGACCTGATCGGCGGCGTAGTTGACGAAGATGATGACGTTGGGATCGAGCGGTTGAGGATACAACCGAGCCGGAATCTCGACGTGTAGCCATGAACCAGCAGTGTTCCAGGAACCGCGTGAATGAGCAATCAGGTAATCCTGCGCGCCCCACAGTGAAATGTAGCCAGTGCCAGTGCCGCTGTTGGCCCAGTTGACGTTAGTCTCCGACGAAGGATCGAGAAACGCGCCCGAGATAGGCAACCAAGATCCCGATGGCGACACCCGAAGACCCATGTTCGTCGTGTTGTGTCGAAGGCGACACTGAGAATTGAGCTGTCCGGTGTTGATCAGGCTGGCGCCGTTGAACTGCAGGACGAGGCCATCATTGGTCGTGAAGCCTGATAGGTTCGCCGCTGCGTTGAAGTCGATGACGCGGTAGTTGATGTTCGATCGAGCGGTGAACGACGGGTGCAAGGACGCCGTGTAGGGCGTCGCGCCTTGGTTGACGTTGACTCGAACGGACGATGAATTGAGCCACTGCGTGATCTGGTAGATGCTGTCGTCCGTCGACACTGACCCCGACTTCCAGGTGACAATGTGCTTGCCCACGTAGGATGCCGAAAAGATGTTGTCGACGGTGTTGAAAAATGGCATGCCGTCAGCGGTGAATCCGTCGGTGCCTGAGGCGAGCAACACCGTCGAGCCGCTCTCAAACCCTGCAGGAAAAATCACCGCGCCTGACAGGACGGGGATACTGCCCGAC